TGGTGAAGATGAGATTAGTTTAATAACTTACTACGACCCATTACTAACCCCAGGGTTTGTTACTACGGATAACTTAATCGCGAGAGCGTATTGGTTATTACAAACACAAAAAACGAAATCACTATTGGATGTTTATTCTGATGAAGGAGTTAAAGAAAATTACTTTGCGAGGTTTTTAGGTGGGGATATTAAGGAAATTTCGAAACTACAAATGTTAAAGTGGGGTTCGGCGTGGTATAGGTATACTCAGAATAAAATTGATGGGGTGGACATTATGAGTGAGATATGGAAAGATTTAGATATCTCACAATACAACGGTCTTGGTCTATCGATTAGTGGGGATGACAATACATTTGTGTTTGATAAAAACGCGAATCGTTTCGATGTTGGATTCTACCCGGAACTTAACGCTAAGATTTTAAGTGGTCTGTTAGGTGAGGAAATTGAAGTGTCTGACTTACAGGGGTTAATTGATAGTGGGTCCCTTATTATTAAAAAGGGTGCTCCGATTAAGATAATTCCTGACGTGATTGACGATACTACCGTTTTTAGATATATCTCTCCGTGGAAATCATATTTCACTGGAAGGGACGATAACGGGGATTTCATGTATGTTAATTTACCCTCATTTGTTGAGCACTTAACGGATAAAATTGATACGATTAAAGAGGATGAGGTCCACTTGATTATCAACGCATCGATTAATCAGTCGTGGGATGATAGTATTAATGTTGTTAGGATGAGTAGTCTTGAATGGAACAACCCTTCGATGATACCGTCATCGGATAAGTTCATATTTGATAAGGATGGGGAATTTACGGGTGAATCTATTGAGTCACTAAGTTCGTTATTTAGTTATCAATCATTGGAGAAATTTAAAGATATGTTTTTAGACTTTTCTAGGTCTAAGGATGAAATTGTGGTGGGGGAAATAGTTGCGGAGGACCTATACGGGAACCTAATAAGTGTTGAAAATGTAGGGTACTCAAGTGATAACGGAGAAAGTATAAAGGATATTGGTTTAGATGTAACTGAAATGGTTTCGTTTGATAAGTCAATTAATGTTGAGTATTCGATTATATCGTCATTAACTAATACTAATATTAGTAGTGGAATAAAGACAGACCCATATGTGGGGATAGATTATACCCTGTTTGATGTGATTAACGGACCACTTTCCAACGGTAGTGTTAACATTAAAAGAAGGTTTTTCTTCGAGTTAATGGATATAGACGCTAGTGAGGATAACATGATAAAATACAAGGGTATCGTGTCGGTTTTTGCTCAGTGGGTAAAAGATTTAGATGTATCGACAATCGACGGAGATACGTTCAAGTCGTACCTAACCAGTACCGTAATGTTAGGTGTTGTGGATAAGTTAGATACCTATACCGAAACTATGTTTACATACCTTAAGGGTAGTGTTGTGATTGATGGGGAGACTGAGGAAATAGCAAAAACAAATAAGTCCTTAGGGGATAATTATGACGTACATAATTCTATCTATAGGTCATTGAAAAATATAAACGACGCTTGGATTGGTGGTCGTATGAGTTGGAAGAAAACTAACTTAGCGAAATTATTCAAATATCTTAATTATCATAACGAACCGATAGGAGATGATTTTATAATGGACGTCAGGATAATCAAAGACCATTTTGAGTCAATGAAAAAGGGTAAGAGTATCGGTAGTTTCATTTCTATGTTACTGAAAGGTAATTCACTATCGGAACCGATTTCTATGGGGGCTAGTACGAATTACTTTGGTAATTTAGTGAGTAGTGACGATAAGATTAAAGACGCGGGTAAAGTAGCTGAGAGTATCTTTGGTGTTCACACTAAAGTTAAGTCCAACTCACTACCTGGGTTCGTAGTTTATTTTAGGTCACACTCTTCTGAGTATCTAAAGATTAAGAAGTCCAATTTTGGGTATCGTGATGATGGTGTGGATTTAGCGTCAGGTAAGAAAAATGCATTATCAAGTCAGGTACTGACGAAGAAGAGGATTACTGAGGGTAATCGAGGTATTAGTTTCAACGTCGACTTTGGGGTTCAAAATCAAAATATGTTTACCGATTTTTCGATACAATCACATGATGGTGCGAAGTCGGGTGAGGAGTTAATCGTGGTTGAAAATTTAGCAAACCAAAATAATGGGGCGTCTACGACTACTATCGCAACTAACTTAATGGAGTTGATGAAGACTAGGGTTTACTCGTGTACCATTAAATCTATGGGTAATGTAATGATACAACCTTTTATGTATTTTAATTTGAGATTCATACCGATTTACTCTGGGTCTTATATTATATTGTCAGTTGAACATTCAATGTCTCCGGACACTGGTATGGTAACGACTTTTACAGGGGTTAGAATATCGGAGGTTGGATTAGGTAGTCTTAATAACGCGATGGTTAAGGCTAATGTGTCCTTATTAGAAAGTTTAATTAAGAAGTTAAATAATAAGGTACAAACCCTTAAATCCGCTAAGGACCTACCACAATACTCTGGTGATACGAACGAACAAGGAGGGGTTAACGAGGCGATTACTAAACAAGGTAATTGTAAACTATCGAGTCGATGGAAAGAACTTGAGTTATACCAAATTAAGAACACGTCGACGACTAAGTCAAATAAAGAAATGGTTGACTATTCGATATTAGCGGTCCAAGGGTTAGATTTAACTAATGAGGGAAAAGAAAACTTAGCGAGATACGTATTCTCTGTTGTTAAAAGAGAGCAGGGTAGGGGTAACGGAGCTAGATTCTATCATGATAATCCATTTGGTTATCACGTAGATAATGGGAGTACACAAGCATTTAAGAAAAATGTTAAGGGGTATTTTTGTCCTATGGTTAGTGATGGGTATAAAAGGGCTACGGCGTTATTCCACAACCCAAATACGGAGAGTGTTGATATTGGAATCCCGAGAGCATTAAACTCTTTTGCGATTGATATGAAATCTAGAGGTGAGAACTTTTTTAATGACAGTTCATTTTGGGATACTGACAATGCTGGTTCCGAGACATACTTAGCGTCTTTATGGGCGTTCAGATGGAACACGTCATACAAAGCAATTAAAAGTGGGGGTCGTAAAGGGGTGTTAATCACCGACTTCACAAATGGAGAGGTTAAATACAAGGGAGGTAAAACTAAAAAGTACCAAAGTAGTATAAAAAGTTTTAAATCGTTCATGGGAATCTTTAATAGATTAAAATAACTAACATTTCATTGTTAGACTATATTTATATGTAAACCAAGTTATGGAAAATAATAAATTACAAAACGCGTTAAATCAGTTTTTAGGTAAGAATGTTGTCGTAGAAGACAAAGGGGAATACCAAGAAGTATGTGACCTACAAACTGGTGATTGTTATACGATAAGGACTAAAGACGGTCTAATCGAAAGATTAGATAAGAAGTTCGTAACGGAAGACGGAAGAACATTATTAAGAGGTTAAACCTTATTCTTATGAAAAAAACAGAAAAAACACTTTTAAAGGAAGAATTATCTAGATTCTTATCTATTGGAAAATATGTGGTAAACTTAAAGGAACAGGAAGAAGAGGATTTTGAATCTGATGAACCTGCGATTGACGGTGGTGAGGAATTAGATATGGACGAACCAGTTATCGATGATATGGAGAGTACTGATGAATTGTCGGTTGATGGTATGGAAAGTGCTATTGAAGGTGGTGAGGAATTAGATATGGAAGAAGCTCCGTCTGAAGATACTGAAGAGGTTGATGTAACTGATTTGGTAAATGGTCAAAAAGAATTGGAGGGTAAATTTAAAGATACTGAGGATAAAATCGGACAGTCAATGGAAAAAGTTGATACGGTTTTTACTAAGTTAGATGATTTAGAGACTAAGATAGGTGAGTTGGATAAGTTATATGGGGCGATTGACACATTAGGTCAAAAGATAGACCAGTCTAAACCAAAAACACCGGAAGAGAAATTAGAATTACGTTCTTTAGATTCTTATCCATTTAATCAAAAATTGACGGATTTCTTTGATGAGAAAGAGGTTGAAATGGAGGCGACAGGGAAAAATGAATATATATTAACTACTGACGATGTTTCAAATATGTCGGATAAAGAAATTAAGGATTCTTTTGTGGTTAACAAAGATACGGATGGAGAATAATATGAAAAAAATTAGACTAACGGAAAAAGATTTGCAGTTGATGGTTGAAACGGCTATCAAACAACAGAAAAGTAAGTTATCTAAGTATGAGTCTGTTGATGATATTGCGGATTGGTCTAGAACCATATCGATAGTATCTGGAGACGATTTTAAATACTTAAATTCGAGTAGGTTTAGAGTTGCGTCCGACAGTGATAATGAGTACTTAGCTCATTGGGACCACAAATTACAGAAAGGATTTTTTGATGAGATGAGTTTAATCCCTACGGATGTATTAGACTCGTTAGGTATTGTTTCGGATGATAAGGACTATGAATATATTTCAGGTCTTAATGACGTCCAACTTTCAGAAGGAGAGGGTGGAGATACCAAGAATAGTAAGATACCTTTATGTGTTAGAGGTAAAGCAGCTGCTAAGGCGAAATTTGATACTTACCCGTCGTCATACTCTAATGGATTTGCGGTACAAGTTTGTTCAGGAAAATCTAAGGGATTGGATGGAGTGAAGAAATGTTCGGGTAGATTCTGTAAAGGGAAGAAATAAAACAAAAGACTTTATTAACTATATAAAAAGGATTATCATTTGGTAAACCTTTTTTTTATGTCATTTTATTACCGTTACGGACAACTTGAAACCACCCACCCATGGGATAGACCGACGTGGGAAAAATTCTACCAATGGTGGGATGAAATGAAGACGATGGACGGTCTTGAGGATTATGAGTTATATGTTGTTGGTGGTATGTTACATGACCCTGAGACTACGTGGGATGTTGACGTATTAATAACTGGTAGACCTAAAGACTTAGATGTCTTAGGGGAAATCATCACTAGAGGTCGAGACTTAGCGATTAATAAGTATCACATATTTGTTGATTTATTTTGGTACTCTAGTATTGAATTTTGTTATGAGGAGGTGATTGAGGAGAACGTTAAGTTCTACATAAGAGGTACGATATGTGGGGATGAAGTGAAAATGAGGGACGGAGTTATCCTCATTGAGGATATTATCGGTGTCGATAAAAAAATGGAGGGAAATCTTAAATTCCCTGTGGATTTCCAAGTCGGAGTACAACCAAACGAAAAACAAATACATAAGGGGTTGAACCGTAATTGGCAACCACCAATTCTACTGAAAAGAGAATAAAACTCAAAATATTTTAGTTGACTTTCAATGAATTTTGATTACCTTTGTATAGGGTTAAATAACCAAACAAGGGAAACAAGGTTCAATAACCGAACAATAATTTAATAACTAAAAACAGTAAAAATGTCAAACATTCTAGACGCAGTATTGCAACAGTATGAGTCGAATAAAATCGACACATCGTCTTCATCGGGTAAGATGTCACAAGACGAAAGATTAAAAAAGTATTTCACCACTATCTTACAAAATGGTGAGAGAGAAGGTCAGAAACGTATTCGTATTCTACCTACAAATGACGGAACTTCACCATTCAAAGAAGTATGGTTCCACGAAGTTCAAGTCGGAGGACGTTGGATGAAAATCTACGACCCGGGAAAAAACAAAGGAGAACGTTCACCTCTTAATGAGGTTAACGAGGCGTTGATGATGACAGGTACAGAGCAAGATAAGGTTTTGGCTCGTCAATATAAACCAAAAAAATTCTATATCGTTAAGGTTATCGACCAAGATAAAATTGCGGATGGGGTTAAGTTTTGGAGATTCAAACACAACTATAAAGGTGATGGTATTTTAGATAAAATCATTCCAATTTGGAAGAATAAAGGTGATGTTACGGACGCTGAGAAGGGACGTGATTTAATTTTATCATTATCGTTGGTGAAAGCACCAAACGGAAAAGAATATACTAACGTATCGTCTATCATGTATGATGACCCTACACCGATATCTGAGGATACGGACACAATGGAGACATTCTTAAAGGATGAGATGACATGGGAAAACGTTTACTCTAAAAAACCTGAAGAATATTTAGACGCTATTGCTCAAGGGCATGAACCACGTTGGAGTTCTGAGGTTGGTAAATATGTTTACGGTGATGGTTCACAAACTATCGAAATTTCAGGGGGAACGTCTACGACTAAAGCCGTTGAAATTGCTCCAATCGCGGCGACTATTGTTGACACACAGGCGGGTGCAGCAGTGAATGAGGACTTACCGTTCTAATAAAAACAATATGATGGTAACGACACAAATGTCGTTACCATCTTTTATATAACAAAACATGGCAATTAAGAAAAAAGACTTTAACACTATTAAGGCTAAGTTTTCTAAACAAGCTAAATTCAAGGCAGATAAATTCTACGATTTGGGTAAGGCGTTTTTAGATGCTACGGGTTTACCGGGACCGGCGATGGGACATATTAATATGTTCTTAGGACATTCGGATACGGGTAAAACCACGGCGTTAGTAAAAAGTGCGGTAGACGCACAAAAGAAGGGGATATTACCAGTATTCATTATTACCGAACAGAAATGGGATTTTCCACACGCGAGATTGATGGGGTTAGAAGTTGAAGAGGTGGTCGATGAAGAAACGGGTGAGATTGAATTTGACGGGTTTTTCCTATTCAATAATCACTTTGAATATATTGAACAAATCACTGACTATATAAACGAATTGTTGGACGCACAGGAAAAAGGTGAATTGGACTATGATTTATTATTTCTATGGGATTCCGTGGGGTCCATACCGTGTAAGATGACGTGGGATGGTAAAGGAGGTAAACAACATAACGCCTCGACATTGGCTGATAAGATAGGTATGGGTATTAATCAAAGGATTTCAGGTTCTAGACGAACAGACAAACCACATACCAACACACTATTAGTGGTAAATCAACCGTGGGTTGAGTTACCTGATAACCCATTTGGACAACCTAAGATTAAGGCTAAGGGTGGGGAATCACTGTGGTTAAATTCAACATTAGTATTCTTATTTGGTAATCAAAAGAACGCGGGAATAACAAAGATTTCAGCGGTTAAGAATAAAAGGAAGATTAAATTCGCTACGAGAACTAAGGTATCTATAATGAAAAATCACGTAAACGGATTAGGTTACGAAGATGGTAAGATTATGGTCACACCTCATGGGTTCTTAGCGGGTAAAGATGCTGCAGAGGAAAAGAAATCGGTTGAAAAATACAAAGAAGAGAATTCAGAATTTTGGAAAACACAATTAGGTGTTGACGGAGATTTCGGGTTTGATTTTTAGTAACAAACAAAAAAAGAAGTTGAACGTATATAGTGAGAATACATGAAAAATACATTAATTGTCGATGGAGACAATTTATTTAGAATTGGATTTTACGGAGTTAAGAACTTTTACTCAAAAGGACAACACGTAGGTGCTATATATCACTTTTTAAATACACTTAAGAGACATCTTCAGACCTATAACTACAACAAGATTGTTGTGTTTTGGGATGGGTCTGAAAATTCCTCTTTCAGAAGGAAACTATTTCTTCACTACAAAGATAATCGTAATTCAAGAAATTTAACGGAAGAACAACAAGAATCATTCACGACGCAAAGGAATCGGGTTAAACAATACTTAGAAGAGTTATTTGTTAGGCACGCGGAGTTCCAACTATGTGAGGCTGATGATGCGGTTGCATTCTATTGTCAAAATTCGGAAGGAGAAAAGAAGGTAATATTCTCTTCGGATAAAGACTTAACCCAACTTATAAGTAATGAGGTGAGTATCTATTCGCCAAGTAATTCCTATATGTATGAGAAGGGAGATAAAATCGTTTTAAATAAAATTGATTTCCCATCATATAATGTTGCTCTCACTAAAATCTTCGTCGGAGATAAGAGTGATAATATCGACGGGATACATTATTTAGGTGAAAAAACCTTTGTAACTTTATTTCCTGAGGTTTTGGAGAGAGAGTTAACGGTTGAGGAGATTATGGAAATGGCGGAAACCAAATTTAAGGAGGATAATAAGAATCGATTATTAGCTAACATATTAACGGGGAAGACTAAGAGAGGTGTATTTGGAGAAGAATTTACAGTAATAAATAAACAAATCGTGGATTTAACCGTACCTTTGTTGACTGATGATGCAAAAAATGATATCATTGAGTTAATAGAACAACCTATGGACCCGAGTGGTCGTGGGTGGCAAAATCTAATTAAAATGATGCATGAAGATGGGTTATTTCAATTTTTACCAAGAAAAGATGACGGATGGACGGAGTTCTTCACTCCATTTCTGAAGTTAGCGAGAAACGAAAAACAAAAATTTAGTAATACAAACAAAAGAAGAAGAAAATGAAACAAACAAAAGACGACAATTCAACAAAGTTTGAATTCCTACTGAGATTAAATGATAATATTGTATGTCAAAGGTATTTTAATGTGAAGGGTCACAACCCTAAAATGATTAAATCTTTGGATTTACATGAAGAATTGGCTAGCGTTGTTGGGGAAATCCAACTCCAATTAATTGAGAAAACTCATAATTATATGTCAGAAAATGTCTCACAATATTATAGTGGACGTGAAGATGAGGGTGAGATTGGGAATACGGATTTTTTCACTATTACGATACTTAAAGACGAAAAAACTTTAATTACTCGTTATTTTGAAGCTCACATCTACCCACCTAAGGTTAGATTTACGGTGGACATTAGACCGTCGTTGAGAAGAATTTTAAAAGGATTCACTGACGTATTGTCAGGTAGAAATCCTACTACAAACTACTTAACTCAAGCTCTTTAATAGTATTTATTTCTTACAGGCAAGTAAAACAAAAACATAATTATGAAGGATAAAAATTTCGGGTACCTAGGACATACATTCCAGATATCATTGTTGAATCTCTTAGTTGAAGATAAGAGATTTGCGACGACAATTATCGATGTAGTTGACCCAAGGTACTTTGATAATCAGTATTTTAAGTTAGTTGCTCAGATGATTAAAGAGTACCATAAAAAGTACGAAACATCCCCATCATATGAGGCTTTAGAACAAATAGCTAGATTAGAGGTAACACAGGAAATGGCTCAAAGAAATATCATGGATATGATAATTCAGATTAAGTCACATGAGGTATTAGATACTCTATTCACACAAGAAAAGGCTACTAAGTTCTGTAAGCAACAAGAGTTGGGTAAGGCAATGGTCAAGGTTAAAGAAATCATGGATAAAGGTGATTTTGAAAACTACGAGAAGGCGGAACAATACATTAGAGAGGCGTTACAGGTAGGTGAAAAGGATTTAGGGACACAGGATGTTTTTGACCATTTGGCTACCGTATTAGAAGATGACTACCGTCACCCAATTCCAATGGGGATTGACGGAATCGATAACTTACTGAATGGTGGGTTAGCGAAGGGAGAGTTAGGGGTAATACTAGCACCTACAGGTGTTGGTAAGACAACGGTACTAACTAAAATTGCGAATACCGCATATAATTTAGGGTATAATGTTCTTCAGATATTTTTCGAAGATAATCCTAAAATTATACAACGTAAACATTTCACGCTTTGGACTGGGATTGCTCCTAGGGATTTGTCAGAACAAAGAGATGTTGTATTTGACAAAGTGAATGAGATTAAGGCTCAGAACAAAGGAAGGTTAATTTTAAAGAAACTTCCGTCGGATACGTTAACAATCCACCAAATTAAAAACCAGGTCCGAAAGATAATTGCAGAGGGAACAAAAATCGATTTGATTGTGTTTGACTACATTGATTGTGTCGCACCTGAGAAATCATTTAGTGGTGACGAATGGAAAAGTGAAGGGTCGGTGATGAGACAATTCGAGGCTATGTGTTACGAATTTGATATTGCTGCGTGGACTGCGACTCAAGGTAACCGAGCGTCTATTTCGTCTGAAGTGGTAACTATTGACCAAATGGGTGGTTCTATTAAGAAAGCACAAATTGGTCACGTAATCATATCGATAGCGAAGTCATTACAACAAAAAGAATTGGGATTAGCTACCATCGCAATTACCAAAAGTAGATTAGGACAGGATGGTATTGTCTTTGAGAATTGTAAGTTCGATAATGAATTAATCGATATCAGTACTGAACAGACGAATACGTTCTTAGGGTTCGAAGAAAACAAAGAAGAAAAACGTAGGGATAGAGTAATCCAAGCGTTAGAACGAAGAAAACAAACATTAGATAATAAAGTATAAAAAACATTAAAATTATTATGGAGAACAACATAGAGCCAATATTAGAGGAGAATAAAAGTCGTTTCGTACTATTTCCGATAGAGCATCACGACATATGGGATTGGTATAAAAATGCGGAGTCGTCGTTTTGGACGGCAGAGGAGATAGATTTATCTGCGGACCTGAATGACTGGGACGGGTTAAATGATGGGGAACAACATTTTGTTAAAAATGTATTGGCGTTTTTCGCCGCGTCGGATGGGATTGTAAATGAAAATTTAGCGGAGAACTTCGTTAGTGAGGTACAATATACTGAGGCGAAATTCTTTTACGGATTTCAAATTATGATGGAGAATATCCATTCAGAGACATACTCATTGTTAATCGATACGTATATCAAAGACAAAGAAGAGCAAAACAAACTATTCAATGCTATTGATACGATACCGGCGGTTAAGAAAAAGGCCGAATGGGCACTTAAATGGATTGAATCTCCGTCATTCGCGGAGAGATTAGTTGCGTTTGCTGCGGTAGAAGGGATTTTCTTTTCAGGGTCATTTTGTTCGATTTTTTGGTTAAAGAAGAGAGGATTGATGCCAGGTTTAAGTTTCTCGAATGAACTTATTTCTCGTGATGAGGCATTACATTGTGATTTTGCGGTTCACCTACATAACGAACATTTAATTAACAAAGTTCCGACTGAGAGAATTAGAGAGATTTTACTTTCAGCGTTAGAGATAGAAAAAGAATTCATTTTAGAGTCGTTACCCGTATCGTTAATCGGTATGAACTCAGACTTAATGAGACAATATTTAGAGTACGTAACGGACGGTCTGTTAGTATCATTAAAATGTGGAAAAGAATTTGGGGTGGAAAACCCATTTGATTTTATGCAGAACATCGCATTACAGAATAAGACTAATTTCTTT